TAACTCCCATCTCATCTTTCATTCGAGCAAGATAATTTCTATGTGCTTCTGGCATTGAAAAATCTTGACGAATCCTTCTAAGGTTTGTCTGTATAGGCGACTCTGGTAATTTTGCCGGCATAGCACGATCTACCTGGAATGTCCAAGATCCTGTATGCTCGCAAATTACATCTGTGTCGCACCACAATTCAAACCCGGCTTCTTTTGCCTTCATACAGAAATAAACATCTTCGCTAATTGTGTTAGCATGGTCAATTGCACTTTGATAGAAGAAGTGTGGATACGGTAATCCTTTAAACACTTCTGTCTTAACTAATACACAACCAAACCCACACCCGTCAATAGGAACTAGACCCTGCTCTTTGATATCAGACCAATCCACATGAGTAACTCCGCCTTGCGGATTTCTACGCATTACTTCAATAGTATGCTTTCCTGGAATACGTTGAATGTACACTCCGCACACCGAATCCTTATCATGACTTAATAATCTTGCTAATGTATCTGGAGGGAAACTAATGTCACTATCAACTGCAAACAAATAATCGTAGCCGCCATTAATAGTCCAGTGAACAATTAAGTTACGTACCTGGTCTACCTGATACCCCCAGAAATATTGGAAAGTAACTTCGTATCCGTCGGGCACAACTAAGTCGTATATACTCTTAAAAGTAACTGCCTCTATATTTCTATTTGTAGGAATAGCAATTAAAATTTTCTTAACTTGTCGTATAGTTGGTTGAACCGGTGGTTTTTCTGACACATGCTCAACTGCCGTGTTTCCTAATATTTCGTAGATAGCGCGATCCTGCTCTGTTCTATTAACTTTGTAATCATTCAGCGGACTAGCATCGTTATAATTATATACAACGTCAGGCACAACATACACCCGAGCAGGATCACAATTTTCCAATGCTGTATAGAATGTAGAATTATCCCCACCGGCTTTAAACCACTCGCCTGCGGCATCTTGGAACTTGCTGTCTGGTTCGTCCTTTAACAACTTGGCTTTTAATGTGCGCAGGTGTGTATACGGCATATTCCAGTTAAATTTATAATCCTTATAGGACTTGGAATCTTTTATTTCCTGTGGGTATGGTTGACTAATTAACGGAATGTTATCAACAACACTCCAGCTAGATCCATATGTAAAATCATTATCTCGATGTATTTTATTATAATAGTCAAAAATATCAGGGTGATTTTCTAACCAGTCATCGCCGTCAAGTAACATAACAATATCATCAGGATTACAATTTCTAATGTGTATCATATGATTGCGTACTGCACCCACGTTATCATTATTTTTAAATAGTTTAAATTTAGAACGTACCGCTTCGGGTACATGTTGGTCTAGATAAAATCTAACTTTCATATAGCTGGAATCTGTGCTAAAATCATCAATGATCCAGTGTTCATAGTTGTCGTAATCTTGTGCGGCAACACTATTAATACATTTGAGTATATAATTTTCAGCGTTAAAAAAAGGACTGATAACAACAATCTTTTGTTCTGTGGCTTGTTTAGGAGCAAGCCATTCTTCTGCATAACTTAGTCTACGTTCAAAGAAGTCATGATACTTGGTATGTGTATATCGTGCTTGACGACTTTCTTCTCTACTTAGATATAAACCCAGTTTGTTGAATATGTGTTGTTTCCATTCTAACGCAGTAACTTCCCACCCTAGCAAATCTTTAACATCTTCCAAGGCTTCCATCCTTCTGCGATGTTCTGCAGGATTATTATAAGCATTTACAACCATGTTAACAAACTTGTTAATTTGGTCGTCACGATTAATGTTAGGGAATAGACCGTTTGGTTGTATTGAATAATCAATATAATAGCTATACGGGCTAGCACTTTCTTCTAATGCGCCAAAGCGACAGGTAAACAATGGAGTTTGTGCGTATAATGCTTCCATTGTACTGATACCGTATGTTTCTGGCAAACTAGCAGGATAGATAAAGTACGTGGCTTGCTTACAGTACTCTGCAACTTCCTTTTGACTAATAATGCCAGTGAAGGTAATTGTAGGATTATCTAAATGTGGTCCTGCAATTTTTAAGAATTCTGACTCTTCGTCATTATGTTCAAAGGCCGCTCCTAACTTATAGTGTCCGCCAATAACAGTTAATCTTGCAGTAGGAATCTGTGCTACAACACCCGGCCATACTCCGTTAAGTAATGGATCGAGCCCTTTACTCATGTTGGCATTAAAGATAAACATGTTAGGATCTTTAGCATCAAGATCTACATTGTCAAAATACTTGACAATACCGTTGCGAGTAGTCCACATGTGTCTACGTAACACTTCGTAGTTGCGCAGTCTAGGATGTGCGGCATTCATTACATAAAAAGAATGGAAGTCGCTTAATGTCCAAATTTCGTCAATTTGTCCATTTACTACCAATTCTTCTAAGATGTCGTCGCCCCAGCAGAATGTGTCATGCATCCAGAACACTTTAAGTTTAGCGTTCTTTTGCATCTTGGCAAACTTTTCATACCGAAACTTACGATTAGTAGTTTGTGGATAACCATACCACTGTTTAGTAATAAAGGGTGTTACCACACGACTACTAATTACAACATCATAATTGTCATTGTCTTGTCCAATTTCTTCCAAGGGTCGATAAGTTACTCCGTCGTATACTCCTGGATTGTTATCATCTTCTTTACATGCATTAAAAACTGTAACAGCAAATCCTATTTTAGCTAATTCTCTGCTGACTAAAATAACTGCACTTTCGCTACCACCCATGCCTTTACGATTTAATGTATCGCCGTCGTATGCCATACCAACAATATCAACAATAGCAATGCTAGTTCCATTGCCGGGTAAACGATAAACAGAATCGGGTTTGTCGGTAACAATAACCTCGTCAGGGTTTAACATACGCTTACCAAATACTTTGTGTACTCTATAGTTAATCCAGTCTGTGCGATCTTTTTCTTCTTGATCTTGTTCTAAACCAAATATATTATAGAAGTGTTGTTTCCACTGTAATGCTACCGTATCCCATGTACTAACATCTTTAACTGCATTACAGGCATATTGCTTTTGTTGATGCAGGTAAGGATTGTTAACTACACCTAGTACCATGTTTACATATTTTTCTACTTGGGCATCTGTGCTGATCCACGGAAACAATCCGTTAGGTTCAATGGCATAGTCGATATAATATCCTGCGGCATCTGTAGCAGTTTCTTCCATAGCACCAAAGCGTACTCCAAGGATAGGAGTATTATAGTTAATACTTTCTAAACTACTAATACCAGATGTTTCTGGGTATGCGCCAGGAAATAAGTTATAACTAGCTTGTGCCATGATTTCGGCAATTTTAGGCTGTGGAATAATTCCTGTAAACTCTACACTAGGATCATTCTCTGTTAGCTTCTGTAAGTTAACAACTTTCTGTTGTGCTTCGCTTAGGCCTGTTTCGTCACGGAAGCGATAGTAGCCGCCAATAATTTTTAACTTGGCCTGTGGTAGTCGAGCTTTAATCTTAGGCCAGATCTTTTGTACAAGTGGCTCCATACCTTTAGTAACACTTGCGTTGTAAACAAATAGATTAGGATCTTTCTGTTTAACATCAACCCAATCAATCCAACGATTAATAGCATTACGAGTATGGAATATTTTGTCTTTTAATACTTCAAAGTTTCTGCGTGGACCATGTTGACTATGTGTAGTATAACTAATGTGCCAATCGCTTAGATTAAACACCTCGTCGATGTAACCATTAATAATCAATGGCTCTAGTAAGTGATCTCCCCAGATAAATGTATCTTGCATCCACAATATTTTTAACTGTGTAGGACGTTGTAGTTGTGTGAATAATGCAGGATCAAAGTTACGTGGTTCTGGTTGACGTACTTGATCGTACAAGTCCGCAGGAGTAAAAGGAATTACTGTGCGCTGACTAATAACAATGTCAAACTCGTAGTCCTTTTCGCCCAAGGCAACCATTGGAAGATATGTTACATCATCATATACTCCGGGGCTGGTTTCATTAGTGGCGCAATCGTTAAAGATTGTTACTTCAAATCCAATTTGTACTAATTCCTTAGCAACAGAAATAATACTAGATTCGCTTCCGCCTAGGCCTTTTTTTGAAAGTGTCGTGCCGTCGTAGTTTAGGCCAATTACATCTACAATCGCTATTTTTAATTTATTCATATACGCTATTTAATATACATACATTATAGCACATACTAAAAAAGGACTCAACCTCTGAGTCCTTTTTGTTTACCGTTTAGTGTTGCGAATACGGATTTTTTGGAGTATCGTAACCATCATCATCTGGAAAAACTTCGTATATATTCCAGTCAATATCTTGTGGATTGTTTTCTACAGGTGTGTTTTCTGTTGGCATCTTACTGACTTTCTCTGTTATGTTAGTATACTATTTATAAGTTAAACGTTATACGAACTGCCCCACCGCCGCCTGCAAGGCCAGAGGTGCCGTTTCTTGCGGCTCCGCCGCCTCCGCCAAATGTGTTTCCAGCTG